CATCAAGCCATCGACGGATGAACGGCGCCGTCTGGGCGCCCGGGATCTCGCGCAGCCCTTCGTAGGTGTACGCAATCTCCAGCCACTTCGGGATGGTTCGCGAGCTCACCGCAGCTGCTCGCAGGGGGGTTCGGAGTAGCGGAGGCCCGTAAGGCCGACGTATTCATCCTGCAGGCGCTCCTTTTCGTTGAGGGCAACGAATTGAGCCTCCTCGCGCATCGTGCAGACCTTGCGCAGCTGGTCGCGAATCTCCCGGCCCTTCGATTGGGCCATGAACTGGCGCAGCATGCCGTTCGTTCCGTCGACCTTGCCCTCAAGCGCAGATATTCGCTTGCTGGCGGCGTTCTCCAGCTTTCCATCGAGCTCGCCGGCCATGACGAATGGGCCGGGGACTCCCATCCAGGAGAACATGCCGAGCATCCACAGGAATGAACAGGTGACGAGGACCACCCAGAATGCGCGAAGGATGAGGCGCGTTTCCTTGGCGCTCAGGTCCATGCCCTTCTCGAGCAGGCTGACGGGATCTGGCATAACGCACCTCCTTGTGCCCTAACGAAACGACCTTGTCCGAAGGTGCGGGCGATCGTTGCGTTGATACGACCGCAGCGCAGCACCGTGGGCGATTATTACACCGTCCTCGTACTTGTCGCTGTAGTCCGTCGCCGTGCGCAGGTCGGTGTAAGGCTTGTTGGTCATCGACTTCAACTTGCCCACCGCGCCGTCACGCAGCACCTGCCAGTAGCGGTTGTAGATCCAGTCGTCGATTTCTTCGATGGCCTGCGTCGGATAGCACACAACTTTCAGGATCAGGGCCGCGTCAATGTCCTCGGTCGGGATCCCCACCAGGCGCGCGACGTTCGGCGTCGGCGTATACACAAGGCCCGGGATGGGTGACACGGCATGGCGCCACGAATCCGGCGGCATCGGGCCATCGAACACGCCATCGTAGTCATAGCGCCACGTGAAGCCGCAGTTCAGATCCTTCCAGTTCAGGTCCAGCTGCTCCTCGCTGGTGGCCAGCAGTTCATAGGTGCTGATCAGGCCGCTGCGCACGTGCTGGATCTGGAAACCATCCGGGTTGGTCAGATCGTACTCAGCCTGATCCGCAACGACGTCGATCGGATCAAGGTCCACCGAGTACAGCGCCGCACGCTGGTAGAAGTCGATGACGGTCTCGAGGATGGCCGTCTCGGCCTGGGTGTCGGTGCAACTGGGAACGTGCTGCAGGACGTACGGCAGCAGGTCAGAGAGTGGGCTGGCCATCTATTGCTCCCTGCGGCGCGGCCTTCGGCGCAGGCGGCGCGGTTCGGTTCGGATCAAACGCCTTGTCAGAGACGACCTTCACGCCCAGCGCATGCAGGAACATGTTGAACGAATTGCTGGCGGCAGGCTGATTCTGCGCATCCCCGTCCTTGCTCTTGGCGCGGTACACGATGTAATCGTGCAGGACCGTGGAATAGACGTCGTCCAGCGATATGACGCTGTTGGTGGTGCCCGAGCCGACGCCATCCATGGTGCAGTCGGTGGGCGATACCTGGAAGAAGCCTTCCACGAACAGCGTGCCGCTCGGCGCCGGCTGAACGTAGAAATAGCGCGGAGTCTTTCCGTCGTAGGTGAAGCTGCGGACTGAGGCTCCGAGCGATCCATGCCATTCCGGCGTGAGCCGATCGAGCTCATCCTGATCACCGACGCGGATGGGGCGGCCCGGGGTAGAGCCGGCTCCCATGTTGCGGGTCAGTTTCACCAGGCGCGAGGCTGTAGCCGGGATGTTCTGCAGCGTCGAGTTCACCGTGAGGGAAAAGATGATCTTCCCGATGGAGGTGTCGGGGCGGTAGATGGCAATTTGGCGCTGCCCATCGTTCAGAAACCCCAACAGCTCCAGATCCGTCCACCGCACGCGATCAGGGTCGACGAGCGTTCCGCGCGCCCGATCGACCACTGCTTTCCCGAGGATGGTTCCCACCTGTTACTCCGGAGCGTCTTCCGACTGAGCGGATGCGGCCTTGCCAGCCTTCGCGTGCGGCTTGCCGCCCTTCGCCGGAGTCGCGGCCTTCGCCGGCAGCGCGTCCTTCACCTTCCGCGGGTCGACGGTCCTTGCGACGGCGATATCCCAGGCGGCGTTGCGCTCCACATCCGTCACGTCGCGGCCCAGCAGCTGGCGCAGCGCCACCAGCGTTGGCTTGCCCTCCGGCGTGAAGTCGCGGCCGGGGATCAGCTGGTGGATGACCTGCAGTACCTCCGTCAGGCGCTTCTTCGCCTCCGCTTCGGTAATCACCGGCGGGGCATCGGGCGCGGGATCAGCCGGCGGCAACGTATTGTCGGTTGCGCCCTCGAGGCCGCTGGTCTGCTCCGGCTCAGTTGCGGCGCGGTCTTCGATCACCGGCTGCCAGATTTTCGAGTAGTTGGGGTCCAGCAGCACGAGCGCGACGCTCTTGTGCACTTCCTGAATGTCGCCATGCCCCTCCCAGATGGTGGTGCAGGACGGAACCAGAACCGATGCGCGCTTCTTGGGCTGCAGGCCCACGTAGCGGATTTTCACCATGTCGCTCATGTGATTCTCCAGTTGAAGATAAGAAAAAAGGCGCCTCCCCGTTGTCACAGAGAGGCGCCCTCGGGTCAAGGCACCAGCAACTTACTTGTTGCCGACGAACTCGTACTTCAGGACCAGTTCCAGCACCAGCGCAGTGGACGCCGCAGTGTTGTTCGTGATGCGCAGGTACGCATCGCGCTCGAGCTGCAGCGGGGTGTTGGCGGGGCAGGTGGCACCAGCACCCTTGCGGGTCATCGTGCCATCGGTTCCGCCGCTACCGGTCACCAGCGCATCGGCCAGGTAGTCGGGATCATCGGCCACGGTGTTCGCGATGTTCAGGTAGCCGCCGCCGTCGACAGCCACAAAACCCGCATCCACCGTACCGCTCACCACCGAGCTCTTGGTCTTCAGGACCCAGCTCCAGTCGATGACCAGCGTTCCAGCCGGGACCACCAGCACGTCGTTGGTGGCGTCCTGAACGGCGGTGCCATCCGCCGAAGCGAATCGCAGCACCTTTACGCCGGCGTTGCCCCACGTCCCAGACCGAAAGGCTTCAGCCCTCGGATTGATAGTTGCCATGTCGAATACTCCTTGATCGGGCTCGAGTTGGGGTTACGCCGGGACCGGCGCGTAGCTGTCCAGGGTCATGACGCCGTGATCGGTCGGCACCCCGCCCACATCGAACTTGAGCTTGGACACGCCGTTCATGGCAGCGATGGAGATTTCCACCGTGTTGTCATGGTCGGTCGTTTCCTCGTGCCAGTTCATGTAGTAGTCGGACTTCTGGTTCTTGCCGTAGACAATTGCCAGAGCCTGACCGCCCAGGATGATCGCGCGATCGGTCGCCACCGCAGCCGTGGCGTTGCTGATCGACGTACCCGCCGCGTTGTACTCGCGCACCGTGTCACCGGCCGCGAAGCGAATGCAGCGCTTCGTCTTCTTCAGCAGGATGCCGTTCCACATGCCGCAGGTGCCCATGAACAGCGGGTGGTTCGTGAACTTGCCACGCTCGTAGGCCGCAGCCAGGAACGTGCGCCAGTTCTGCGAATCGGTGTTCTGCAGCAGCCAGTACCACTGCCTCGCAGTCACCATCATCATGTAAAGCGGCTCCTCGTCGGCAGCCGGGTCACCCTTCAGGCGGATCGGCGGGGGCGGGTAGGCCATTTCGTCAATGGCCGAGCGCACCTTGTCGATATCCTTCAGCTTCAGGTAGTCGGTGTTGTCCAGGCTGGCCGCGCCGGTGGCGTCGTTCGCGAAGAAGCGACGATTCGGGCTGGGCGGCAGCACCGGGTTCACGCAGATTTCGGTGAAATCCGCATCCGACTCGAGGGGAACGATCCAGTCATCACCCGACTGGGTGCCGCGGGCGCCGCCGAGGTGAACCAGCGTCATCTGATCCATGTACCGGCCCCACCAGCCTGCGAGGTTCGCCACGGCGATCGTGCGCAGGTTGTGCAGCGTGCGCTGCTGGGTCATGCGTCCACCCGGATCCACTGCCTTGCGGACCTGGTTGAGCGTGAGCTCCTGGCTGGAGAAGGACAGCGAGGAGGCGTTACCGGCGATCTTCTTGTCGCCCATGATCGGCTTGCCGCCGATCAGGTTGTAGAGATCGACCGAGACCTTGTCGCCGGCACCCTTGGAGAGGTCGGTGACGCGGACGATCGGCATGTCCGGTGAAGTCTGACCGCGGAGCTTCTTTTCCGCATCGGCCTGCTGTGGGGCCTCGCCGGTCAGGTTTTTGGAGAAGGAAGGCGCGCGTTGTGCAGCAGCAAACGCGGCCACTGAGAACAATTTCCGGGCCATTGCGTGGCCAACGGGAATGACTGTCTGAGCCATTTGACAAACTCCTGTAAGTGGTCTCGTCCCTGCTGCTGCCGGAAATTACCCTACTCCAACGAAAAAAGCATCAACCACCGACGCCGGCCATGAACTTTTCAAACTGGGCGGGGCTCATCTGATCGACTTTGCCTGCCAGCGTCATGATGTCCATGGCCTCGAGTGATTGCGATTCGTTCTGAGCGGGGGCATGTCCACCAGGCATGTCCGAGTGAGTAAAAGCAGTACCTTTCGTGGCCTTGAGCGCCGCAGCTTCCGCTGCTGCTGCGATCGCGGCCGCCTTCTGTGCCGGGGTTTCTTCGGTAGTCGCCTGAACCGGGGAACCCATCAGCCGGCGCACCTCACCCAGGCGCTCCGCGATCGGCTTTTTCCCCCAGACCGGATCCTTGAACAGCATTTCGTCGAACGTCACCGCCCGATTCCAGTCGGTCTTGTCGTCCGCATCGCGCCACCCGGCAAGCACCGGATCCTCGTCGATGAGGTCGTTGACCGTCTGGGCAGCCTGCTGCTCATCCGACAGCTGCGATGGAGTCGCCAGCGCCTTTTCACGCTTCACCTCGATGGAGAAGTTGTTCAGGGCGATCAGAGACTCCACAAGCGCCTCGGGCAGCGACTCGCGCATCGTGGCGATCTGCTCCTCGGTAAGCGCGCCCTTCACGGCCGCCAGCTGCTCCTCCTGAGCCTTCTTGCCCAGAAGCTGCGCGTTCTGCTCCGACAGCTGCGCGATCTTCTTGCGCGCGTTCTCCAGCACCGAATACGGGATGGTCTTCTTCCCATCACGCGACTCGAGCACCTGGGCCGGGGCTTCTTCGCCGCGGGCTTCGGTCGCTGCTGCGCTGGAGGCTGCTGCACTCGCCGCCGCGGCTGTCGCCGCTGCAGCTGCTGCGTTCGCCGCCGCCGCTGAATCTTCCGGTTTCTGGAGCGCCGCAACCGCGGCCGCCGCAATCATGTCTTCGGTCAGGACCTGAGCCGTGCCGTCCTCCACCTGACGGTCAATCTCGTGCGCCGGCGCGTTGCCGGTGGGGCTTGATTCATCGGTTCGGTCACCGACTTCCAGACCCATCTGCTTCTCGATTTCGTGGAAGGACATTTCAGCGAGCTTATCCACGCCGAGTTCCGCGACCTCATTCGGTCGCTTGCCATTCCATTCCATCGGCTGGCTGCGGGCCACTTCCTCGGCGCTGCGGGTGTCCGCCGCGTCCTGGTTGCGCCCGATATCCCGAGCCTCAAGATCCTTTCCTACTGCCGCTGCTGGCACGTTCATGTGACTACCTCTCGTTACTCCACTCGCGCAGGAGTTGCGTTGATCGTTTCCCGTGCCCATATCGTAAGGGCGTCGAAATAACGGGAATTCTCAAGTTTGAAGCCCGGTGTGCGCGGTGCTTCGGAATGCCTTGAGGCATTGCGAAACATCGAGAGGGGTGGGCTGGCGGCCATGGCTGCAACTGGAGTTGCAACGCAAGCGTTGCCCCCAGGCCGGAGCGACCACGAGCCGGGGGCTTGGCTCGCATCTTCCATGACCGCCAACCCATAGAAACTGCCGATCTGTCTCACTCAGCGTCCTTGCCGGGATACAGGATGGCGCGCAAAGACCAGCCAGCGGCGGCCCCTGCAATGATCCACACGATTGCCTGAAATGCTTCGATTTCCATTACATCGGTACTCCCGACATGCCCGCACCCATGGAGACGTTCGGAACCGGGTGCGCCGGGTTCTCGAGCTCCACCGCTGTCGCGGCGCCTGCTGCAACTTCGCCCGGATCCAGCGCCTCGGGCTTCTTCGGCGCCGCAGCCTTCGGCTTGCCGTCGGGCCCGCTGCTCGAGGGGGCAGGCGTCGGCTGCATGTTCGCGCCCAGCAGCGCCTCGATGGTCTGCATGCGGGTGAGGCCCGTCGTCGCGCGCGCCAGCTCGGTGTTCGCGATCGCAAGCTGCGCCTTGGCGGTGTCGGCGGCGATCTTCGCCGCGCCCTGGCCGAGCTCGATCTGCTGCGCCAGCTGCTGGATCTGCGCCTGCTGCTGCTGCGCGGCAGCTTCCCGCTGGGCTTCGGCCAGCTCCTCCTGTGTCGCGGTCTCCGGGTCGATGATCTGCTGCATGCCGAGCTTCTGGCGGATGCGCGCGGCGATCTGCTCCTTGTGCGGCAGGTCACTCGCCATCACGACAACGTCAGCGAACAGCCCCTGCAGCTCCGGCGGCAGGGATTTGGCGAATTCAACCAGGTCCTTCATGCGCTGGCTGTTGTAGGTCGGATTGTTGGGCACATCGCCCAGCGCGACCTTCCAGAGCATCTGCGAGACGTCGTTTTCCATGTAGGCAGAGCCATCGGCAAGGGTGGTCTGCTTGTTGAACGTCACCGACTTCATGCCGCTGGCCGCCTGGCTGGGCAGCTTCACGGTCTGTTTCTTGCCGGACATGTCCTCGCACAGCAGGAACAGGAGCTTGCGGCCCACTTCCGTGCGCGAGAACTTGTAATTGGAGTTCACCGCCGCGAGCGTCGTCGTTCCCTGCTCGATGAGCATGTCGATTGCAACGCCGGCGTCGGCGCCTGACTTCGCATCCCCCAGCATCGGGGCGTAAACGCCTGCGACCTGCTGAACGGACTGCTTGGCGTCGTTGTAGACCTGAAATTGCTGGGCGTTGAGCCCGGAATGGTCCTCGATCTGGAACGGGGGCTGGCTCCCGCGCTGCTTTCGCCCGGCGCGCAGCTTGATATACGCATCCGGCCGGTTCACTTCCTCGGCCGCAGCCTGGTGATCATCAACCGCATCGTCTTCCGCGATCACGCGCTGGGCCGAGAGCTGCCACATCATCTTCGCGCGGCGCGCGTTGACCTCGTCCTGCAGCGATTTCATCGACCGGATCAGCCCGTAGGGCGTGCGGGTCGCATCCTCGAGCTTCGCGAAGAACGGCACGTACGGGAATTCGTTGTGGCCGTAGGGGGTTTCCATGTCGATGAGCCGGAACGGGCCCACCCACCAGGAAAGGCGCATCTTCTGGTACGCCGCCCACATGATCTGCGCGACGCCGGAGCCCACGGAGGCGACGTGAACCGGGTTTTTCTTGTCGTACTCGGATACGCGGCCGTCATCGAACTTGATCACAAGGCCGCGGTGCCACGTGCGATACCACACCTCGTAGGCGCAGACCCTCTGGCGCTCCGAATCGCACCACTCGGAGGAATCGTTCCAGAAATCCCGGCTGATCAGGTCATCCTGCAGATACGGGAAGGCCTGCGCGAACATGAAATTGTCCCAACCGGCAGGATTGGACACTGCAGCGCGCACGAACTCGTGCTTGTCGGGCGGCACCATGGCCAGCACGGCATCCAGATCGTTCCACTTTTTGCGGATCAGCCACCTGGCGTCCGACAGCAGGCGGTCCTTGCCGCGCATGTCCCACCAGATTTCGCGCCGGTCGACGGCCTGCACGCGGTAGCGGTAGTCGAAGGGGTTCGAGGAGCGCGCGACCTCCACCCAGCCGATGCCGGCCTTGATCTGGCTCGCGTATGCATCCGCGCAGGCCTGGTCGGCGTGCGAATTGCGCTCCGCGTCATTGAGTTTCGCGCTCAATCCATCGGCTTGCGCAGTGGTGAGGGAGCCGGAGGTGCCATCGGACTTCACCACCCAGTCGGTGCGCGTGCGCGCTTCCATGCCGAGGATGAGGTCGATGGTCGGCGCCACGAGGTTCACGGTCACAACGGGAAGGTTTCGGTCCTTCGCGCGCTGGATATCCTCGGGGGTGTGCTGGTTGCCGTCGTAGTAGTCGCATTCCATGTCGCTGCGGATCCGCCACGCCGGGGCGTTTCGCATATCACTCAGGAATGCCTCGAGGTCTGAAATAGGCAGGGCGCCCTTGCTCGGGTCGCTCGCGTCGATCGACATGCTTGTTGGAAGCACTGGCAGGTCCTTCTAGTCCAGCGGCCCTTACATGCCCGGTCCGTGGTGGACCGCGCGGCGCGGATCCGGGGCGCGGCTCTTGCCGCCGGCCTTCGGACCACCCGAAGCGTAGGCGAAAGTCGTGGCCAATGCATCACCGTCGTCTGGGGAGGCATCCTTTCCGAGCCGTTTGCGCATGTCATCCTTCGACTCGAGCTTCGTGCGCGTGCCTACTTCATCGCGCCTGGTCAGCAAGCCAGTCAGGTCAGCCTGAATCTCCTCAATGTCCTCCAACATGACCATTCCGGCCTTGTCGGTGAGCCATTCGCGCATGCGATACCACATTTCGCAGCGCTTGTTCTGGTGGCGCTCGTTGTCATCCGCCGCGTCCCCGAACATCACCGGAATGACGCGACTTCCCCAGTGCACGTCCTCGCACAGCAGGTCGAACAGCGGCCCGCCGTTGTTGCCAACGTCGATGTAGACCTCATCGGGCTGCTCTTTGTCGAACGCAGCCAGAATCCGGTCCAGCGATGCGCGCGTGCGCAGCTTCTCCCACTTGTCCGTGCGCCAGGCGACGCGCCCCTGCCGGCACCAGATGCGAAAGCCGTCCCCGCCGGTGTACGAGGGGTCGATGCCCATGCGCTTGATGCCATGAGCCTCCGGCCGCGGCAGTCCCGTGCGCTCGCACTCCTCGCGCCAGAGCTTGCGGGCCACCACCACCGGCATCGCCTGGATGAAACTGTTGGCGGTGTCGGTCTGGAAGGCCTCCTCAACGGTCGCCGGGTATTCCTGCGCGAACTTGATCTTGCCGGCCTCGAGATTGTTGCCCTCGGCAACGGCGAAGTCGGCCGTTTTCTTCCGC